TACTTATACAGTTGCCGCAGATGTTCTGCCTATATTTGAAAAGCATTTTCCGAAGGATTTAAGACCAAGAAAAGCTGTTGAAGCGTCTAAGATGTATTTAAATGGATATGCTGCTGATGCTAATGCTGCTTATGATGCTGCTAATGCTGCTTATGATGCTGTTAATGCTGCTTATGCTGCTTATTATGCTGCTAATGCTGCTGCTGCTTATATTGCTCATTATGCTGCTGTTGCTGTTAATGCTGCTGATGCTTATGCTGCTGCTAATGCTGCTGCTAGTGCCGTTTATTATGCAGCCAAAGCCTCTTCCGGAGAACACATCTTTAATCTTATTCTATCTCTGCTTCCTCAGATGATCAATTATGCTGTTGAAAATCAAATTAAATTATTCACCGGACCTGGAGACTTCTCAGATATATTTGAGATGTTAACCGATGAACAGAAGAAATCGGTGATATACAATATGGATGTAATTGGGAGTTGGAAATGATTTTATCAAAGAATTTGGTTTACTTCATTAATCCTCCTAAATATTTATGCGTATTAACTGCTTATACAGTTGCCGCAGATGTTCTGCATATCTTTGAAGAGAAGTATCCAGATGATTTAAGACCGAGAAAAGCTGTTGAAGTTGCTAAGATGTATCTGGAGGGATATGCGATTAATGCTGCTGATGCTTATGATGCTGCTTATGCTGCTTATTATGCTGCTGATTCTGCTGATACTAATGCTGCTTATGCTGCTTATGTTGCTTATGTTGCTTATTATGCTTCTTATGCTGCTGCTGATGCTGTGGCTACTTGTGCTGTTGTTAAAATTGCTTATGTCGCTTATTATGCAGCTCTTGCCTCTTCCGAAGAACACATCTTTAATCTTATTCTATCTCTGCTTCCTCAGATGATCAATTATGCTGTTGAAAATCAAATTAAGTTATTCACAGGACCCGGAGATTTCTCAGGAATATTTGAGATGTTAACCGATGAACAGAAGGAATCGGTGATATTCAATATGGATGTAATTGGGAGTTGGAAATGATTTCATCAAGAGATTTAGTTTACTTCATTAATCCTCCTAAATATTTATGCGTATTAACTGCTTATACAGTTGCCGCAGATGTTCTGCCTATATTTGAAAAGAAATATCCGAAAGATTTAAGACCAAGAAAAGCTGTTGAAGTTGCTAAGATGTATTTGGATGGATATGCGGTTGATGCTGCTGATGCTGTTTATTATGCTGCTGATGCTGTTTATTGTGCTGCTGATGCTGCTAATGCTGCTCATGTTGCTTATGCTGCTTATGCTTATGCTGCTGCTAATGCCGCTGATGCTACTTATTATACTGCTAATGTCATTTCTGCTGTTTCTGCTGCTTCTGCTGCTTATGCCTCTGATTATGCAGCTCTTGCCTCTTCCGAAGAACACATCTTTAATCTTATTCTATCTCTGCTTCCTCAGATGATCAATTATGCTGTTGAAAATCAAATCAAGTTGTTCACCGGACCTGGAGATTTCTCAGAGATATTTGAGATGTTAACCGATGAACAGAAGCAGCCGGTGATATACAATATGGATGTAATTGGGAGTTGGAAATGATTTTATCAAAGAATTTGGTTTACTTCATTAATCCTCCTAAATATTTATGCGTATTGATTGCTTATACAGTTGCCGCAGATGTTCTGCCTATATTTGAAAAGAAATATCCGAAAGATTTAAGACCAAGAAAAGCTGTTGAAGTTGCTAAGATGTATTTGGATGGATATGCGGTTGATGCTGCTTATGCTGCTGATGCTGCCGCTGCTAATGCTGCTGCCGCTGCTAATGCTGCTGCTGCCGCTGCTTATTATGCTGCTGATACTGCTTGTGTTGATGCTGATTATGCCGTTTATGATATTGCCGCTTATGTCGCTTATGCTGCTGACTATGCGGCTAGAGCCTCTTCCGAAGAACACATCTTCAATCTTATTCTGTCTCTGTTTCCTCAGATGATCGATTATGCTGTTGAAAATCAAATCAAATTATTTACTGGATCCGGAGACTTCTCGGAGATATTTGAGATGTTAACCGATGAACAGAAGAAATCGGTGATATACAATATGGATGTAATTGGAAAGGACCTCAGATAAGATTGGAATTGATATAGATTATAACTCTTTAAATATGATGAGGTATAAAATGGAAATCAAAATAGAGAGAGTGTGTTGGGTTTATTACAATGCAAAAACAAATAGATACGCCCGTTGGGTTGTGAATGACCCGGATTTCACAACTTCTTTTTTTGGCGATAGATGGCTAGATGTAGAACGAGCAGACCTAGCAGATCATTTTTCTTCTTCAAATCCAAGACATAATTCATTTTATCCACCACCAGATAAAAGAATATATAAACTTAAGAAAATCAAGATTTCTGTTAGAACATTTATAAACGTAGAAAATTTATAGGAGCTTAAATGCCTAAATATCATGAGCACGATTGCGACAGCTGTATTTTCCTCGGAAATTATCAAGATAAATACGATCTATATTACTGCCCTGGCAGAATTTTGGGAGGAAGCTTGATTGCGCGATATGGGTCTCAAGGAGATTATACTTCTACTGCGATGGATATTTATTTATCTAATAAAGAGAATATAGATAAATATCAACCAGAATTAAAAGCTGCATATCAAATGTATAATGGAGAATAAATGAATAAATTTAAAATACAACCTTTTTATATTTTTGTTGATAAGTAATTATGATTCCATATGTTGAAGGTTGCAACTTGCCAAAAGAAGTGAAGGAAGAATTATTCAAATGTAATGATATTAGAGAAACAATTATAGTTATTGATTGTTCTAATAAAAGTTTTCCAATATTATATGCGTATCTTGTTAACATAGGTTATGAAAAATATAGCGATGATTGTGGTAAAATTAGAATTGCAATTAATAATGTGAGAGCTGATATGACTGATGATATTAAAAAGTATTTGAAAGATCTCTATCCAGGTGAAATCTTCAAAAGGCGTTCTAAAGTCATAGATAGTTTGAGATATACACATCATGTGTTTGAAAGCAAGGATAGATTGATTGTGATTACCACTAATACTGGTGAAGATTGGGAGATAACAGATTCCGTTATAGTTGAAAAGATCCCAAGCAAAGCGGATTTAAAAAATTCAATTAGACCCTGGATTTCTGGTGGACCACTTTCTGGATATGTTTTCTATCCATTATTGGAAGATAAGTATGTTTACATTTGGGAGAGAAGTATTTGGGATAATGAACATTGCATATCTGATTCTCAAGGAAAAGATCTGTTTATTGAAAAGATAACTGGTGGATTTTCATTAATGGAATCGTGTTATGAGTTTATTGGTAATCTTGATGATGTGATTAAAAAATTAGAATCTTTAGGTGCATCTAAAGTATTGTTAGATTCTGAAATATCATCATAAAAATGTTGCATTAGTTTTTGATCAATTTATTAATTTAAAAAAATAATCATCAGAGTGACATCTTTGATGAAGGAGATGCATTCCATGAATGTTTGCTTTATTATTGGAGGAGTTCCTGGTTCGGGGAAATCCACTATTGCTCGTATTATTGCTCAATCAGCACCATTTTCCGGAATCTTTATAGGAGGAGAGGGAAGATTTTGGGTAGAAAATTCAGTTGTATATTATGGTTATTATTCTGAACATCTTGACGATGACGATGATAATGATATTGAGCCGGAAATTTGTGCCGCGATTCATTCTACTGATGAATATTTTATAAAAGAAGGTGAATACAAATACAATCTAAGTAAGCTTGGAATCTATCATAATGCAAATTATAAAGCCTTTCGAAAGTCATTGTTAGATGGTATTCCGATTGTTATCTGTGATAATACTAATACAACTCGAAAAGAGTGGGGCAAGTATGCTCGTGAGGCAGAAGAAGCGGGGTATATTGTGGCTCATGTCACTTTGCCGCATCCAGATCCCAAAGAAGCTGCTAAAAGAAATACTCATGGCGTTTCGGAAGAGCATATCAAAAAAATGATAGCTCGTTGGCAAGATGCACGACAATAAGGAAAATCCATAAAGTGGGAGTATTTTACTTATTATAATGGATTAAAATCAGGAGAATGTCTCCATTCAATGGAAGAGGGGTGTATACAAGTTGTATTATTCAGGTGCAAGGTAGGGATTATGAGTGATCAATTTAACAAAGAAGATGAGTGGTATTATAATCCATATGTTAGAAAAACAATTTATTTAATTTCTGTAATTTCGTCATTCATCACTCGATCATATATTATGCCTTTTTGGATGTTTTATCTTATGTTTTTTATCGGAGGAATGCCTCTTTGGTATTCTATCGTATTATCTATTATCATTGCAATAGTTGGTTATAAAATTTGGAGTGATTGACGAAGATTGTAAAAACAATTCTTAAAAAAGATCATCTAGTTCTTGGTTACTTAGATTAATTTTAAAAAATTTATTCATTAGGATTCTTTTATGTATATTAATATTGAAGAAATCAATAAAGATGATTTTAATATTTCAGAAAGAATCTGGAATAATCATCTATATTATTTAGTTGGTCCAAAGAAATCTAAACATGAGTGGGTGGATAATGAATTACATCTAAGAAGTTTACTTTTAGATGAGTCCGGCCAAATTGTAAGTTCATCTTTTCCCAAATTTTTTAATTACTCGGAAAGACCGAGTGATATTCAAAAGTTTCATAATTATTTAAAATCAGGGAATGTAAAATTTCCAGAAAAAATGGACGGATCTTTAATCATTCGTTCTATAATCAAAGGATGCGTAAACTTTAGAACTCGTGGATCACATATTTTAGCAGACGGTTTTGAAGTACCGGTAATGTCTTTAGTTAAAGAAAAGTATCCGGCGTTATTAGATTCAAATCTATTTACTGGTAAGTCTCTTCTTTTTGAATACACTTCACCGGACAATCGTATTGTATTAGAATATAGTGAAGCGAAACTTACTTCATTAGGTTGGATGAATCTTTATGATGATAAACTTCCAGACTTCGAAGGAACCATTTCTGCTTCGCAAGAGATTTCAAGTTTAACTGGAGTAGAAGCCGTTAGCTTCTCAGATCTATCATATGAAATTAATTCTCTTAAAGATGAGGTTTCTGGTTGGCGTGGAAGAGAAGGGGTTGTTGCTTGGTGTGATAACGGAGCTTTTTTGGTTAAGATTAAAGCAGAAGAGTATCTTAAAATTCATCGATTAAAATATCAAATGACCGAAGATCGAGTTCGTAAAATGGCTTGGTTTGGAAATTGGACCTCTATTGAGGATATGAAAAAACACTTTTATAAGCGAGGTTTAGATTGGGAAACGATAAATTTTGTTATTCCTTTAATGGAAAAGTATTTTGTAGATAAAGCGCAAGTAGAACAAGAATTTGTATCGTTACAAAAATTAATATTTGAGAATAAAATTGATTCGCTGCCAACTAAAGGAAGACAAGCAGATGCCATTAAACATTTATCTTTACATGATAAGACTTTGGCGGCCCTTGGATTTAAGATTTTAAATAACGACTCGCATGCGATATCAAAATGGATTGCCGCCAAGATATTACAAATTCCCATTAATGCTCTGGTATATGCCGAACATGAAGCGAAACTCTATTTAGGAGATGAAGAATGAATACCCCACAGAGAATGGTTTATGATGTTGGTGAGACATTTATGATGACTTTTTT